GCGGCCATCGGCGCCCTGCGGAACGCGGACGATAACCGGGTCTATGAAATTGTCCCGGACCCGGCCAACGCCAACACGGGACGCATTCTGGACGGTGGCCTCATCGTTCCTTATACCATCGGTTCCGCATTGACCTCTCTTTCTGCCTCAAAGGCTGGGGCTTCGGATATCCAGACCATGATTTACGGCGACCCCATGAACTTTGAGTTGGGGCTGTTTGGTGACTACTCCATCCGCATTGATGAGAGTGTCAAGGCGGTGGAGCGGATGAATGCGATCTTGGGCGATGTTATGGTAGGCGGCAACCTAATTGTCAAGGATGGCTTTGTGGTGGCCACCCTGCCCAAGAGCGGAGGCTAACCCATGAACATTTCTCTGGACGCGGTCAAATCCTATTGCCGGATTGAGGGAGAGGAGGAAGATGCCCTCCTCCTCTCCCTGGTGGATGCGGCGAAGGATTACTTGGAGGGCGCGGGCGTTATGGAACCCGAGGCAGAGGAACCCCTTTACCTGTTGGCGGTCAAGGCGCTGGTTCTTCACTACTATGACCACAGGGGGCTAACAGAATCCGGCGCTCCCGGGGAGATCCCGGGTATCCGAAACGCCATTGTCCAGCTGAAACTCCGGGCGACCGCTGCCCGGGCCCTGGAGGGATTATCATGGCCTACCGGGTGAACCTGGCTTCGGACCTGCGCAGCCGGGCCGCCATCAAGCGTCTGGCCCCCGCCGAGGAGAAGGATGCCCTGGGACAGTACCCCGTGTTGGAGAAGACGGTGGCTGTCGTGTGGTGCGGGGTGACCCCCCAGACCGGGAGCCTGCTGACTGGCCGGCCGGCGGAAACCGTGCTCTCCCGGACCACCCACAAGGTAACCATCCGTTACCGGCCTGGGATCACAGCGGATATGTGGCTGGAGATCGGCGGCGAACCCTATGACATTCTGTATATTCTGGACCCCTATCTCCGGCATGAAACGCTGGAACTGTTCTGTGAGGTGAGAGGAAATGGCAGTGGAGAGCGGGTTTGACCTTCGGGAGTTGGAGGCGCTGAACCATCAATTCTTAGACTTGGCGCAGACGCAATATCCCAAAGAGGCAAAAAAGTTCCTGAGAACGGAAGCGAATAAAGCCCGCAAGAAACTACGGGCCAACACCAAAGCGGCAACGAAAAAGAAAACCGGCAATCTCCTCAAAGGTATTGACCGTAGTCCCGTTCATAAATTTAATGGCGATTTTCAAATACGGGTCTATAACAACGCGCCCCATTCCCTGCTCATCGAGCATGGCCATGTGCTATGGGTCAACGGAAAGGAAACAGAGAGATTTGTTCCTGGGAAACATGTTGCCGCAAAAACAACCAATGAGATGAAAGAGGAATTCCCGGAGGACGCAGATAGATTTGTGGATGAACTCTTGGACAAGGGTTTGGGCTGATATGAACACTATGATTGACGTAATCCGGGCGGTTTCGGGGCTGGTGGAGCAGGTCTTCGGGGACCCTCCCACCACCAAGGACATCACAGAGGGCTTTGATCGTCCCTGTACCTACGTGCAGCCCACGCTGATGCAGACATCCTTAGAGGGCGGTCTGCGGCACGATCGTTACTCCATTGAGATCATCCGGTTTGGCCCCCGTACCCGGGACGGTTGGCTGGACCTGCTGGAGGCCCAAGCATCCCTGGCAGAGACGCTGGAAAATCCTATCCCCATCAGCAGCACATTCTTTCTCTACCCAGAGGAAGTGAACTTTGACCTGAGACGGGATGAAATGACGTTGATTACTTCATTTGATGTGGATATTTTCCAGATACGGACGGAAGCAGATGCGACAAAGGAGTTCATGGAAGAACTTACCATAAGAAAGGACTGAGACAATGGGATTACCCACAATTACCGTGGAATTCAAGAAACTGGCGGCCACCGCCACCAACCGTTCCACCAGGGGCATTTTGGCGGTCATCCTTCAGGATGACACTGCGGAATGGACCCACAAAACCTACACTGCGTTGGAGGAGGTTTCCGAAGCGGAATTCACTGCGGCGAATTACAAAGCGCTGTCCCGGGCCTTTTTAGCTGGCCCCTGGCAGGTAACAGTGGTTCGTGTCGGTGGGGAGGGTTCTATGACAGATGCCCAAACCATTTTGGACAACCTGGCCTACAACTGGGTCTGCGCGGTGCCCACGGCCTTCCAGGCGGGGCTTGTGACCTATATCAAAGGAATCAACACGCCCCGCCGGGTCCGCAAGGCAAAGGCCCTGGTGGCCGCGCAGAAATCTGCGGATGATATGCACATCGTCAGCGTGGCCAACACGAAGGTCACCCCAAAAGGGGAAGCCGCGGCCATTGATATTCACCAATATCTCCCCCGGATCGCTGGGGTTCTGGCGGCCTGCCCTATGGACCAGAGTGTAACGTATGCCGTTCTGGACGACCTTACCGGGGTGGAGCCTGTGGCCGATCTGGATGCTGCCATTGACGGCGGCAGCCTGTGCCTGTTCCAGGATGATGATGTCATCCGCATTGCCCGGGGCGTAAATACCCTCCAGACCATCACCGGGGACCTTACGGAAGACATGAAGAAAATCACGGTGGTGGAAGCCATGGACTTGATTCAGGAGGATATCATCCGAACCTTTAAGACGTATTACCTGGGCAAGAAAAAGAACACGGCGGACAACCAGGCCCTCTTTGTCTCTGATATCTCTACCTATTTGCAAACCCTGGCGGAGGAGGATGTCATTGACCGGGAGAGCGGGATCTCTGTGTCGGTGGATGTGGCCGCCATGCGGGCGGCTTGGGAGGGCGCGGGAACCTCTACCGCGGAACTCAGTGACGCTCAGGTCAAAAAGAAGACCTTCCGATCCCAAGTCTTTGTGGCGGCTCAGGCCCATGTGCTGGACGCCATGGAGGACATGAAGATGGTCTTTACTATGGGCTGAGAGGAGGCGCAGCATGGGAAAATTCAATAGCAATAAAGTGATCCGCGGGACCTTTGGTCGGGCCTGGGTGGATGGGGACTTGATGGCCAATGTGAAAAGTTTTGAAGCCAAAGCCACCATTGATTATG